TCATTAAACTCTTCACTGTGTACATCGCAAAGGCCAGGTGACTCGTTTGGACACATCAAGTGCCAATCTCCATCCTCCTCAACCTTTTGCATAAAAAAGTCAGGGATCCAGAGTGCCGTAAAGAGGTCGCGACACCGAGCCTCCTCATCACCCTGATTCAGACGAAGTTCAAGAAACTCCATGATATCGGCATGCCAAGGCTCGAGGTACACAGAAATCGACCCCTTACGTCTGCCTCCCTGGTTCACGTAACGCGCAGTGTTGTTGAATACACGCAACATAGGAATGATTCCATCTGAAGTTCCGTTGGTTCCCTTGATTTTTGATCCCTTTGCACGTACATTGTGAACATGGAGACCAATACCACCAGACCACTTTGAAATCTGGGCACAGTCTTTCATTGTATCGTAAATGGCATCAAGTGAATCTTCTTTCATTGCCAAAAGGAAGCAGCTCGACATTTGTTGCCTCACTGCACCAGCATTAAACAGGGTTGGAGTTGCATGAGTAAAATAGAGTTGAGACATCAGATCGTATGTCTCCTTCACCTTTTCAGTATTATCCTTGTGGATGGATACAGCAACACGCATAAACATGTATTGTGGCGTCTCGCCCTCATTGAGATACATCTTTTGAAGAGTTTTGATACCGAAAAATCCAAACAGATAATCACGCGAGTGGTTAATAACAGCATCAAGGCTCAGTGAAACATTCTTCATAAACTCTTCAGAAACTGTACCCTTGGAGTATAGGCGGAGCATGGCTTCAGAAAAGCACTTTGGCGAATTCTTTTGAACATTGCTCACGACAATCCGAGTCGCCAAAGTTTCATAGTCAGGGTGTTCAGTGATCATATGGATAGCCACTTCTGCCGAAAGATCGTCAATTTCACTGGTTTTGATTCCGTCATACATGTCACTAAATACTTTTTGGGCCACCTTTTCAGCCTGAACATCCAGACCATCACATAATTTTTTGATACGAGTAACAACCTTATCAAAGAGCATAGGTACTTCATCGCCCGAACGCTTGACGACCCTCATTGTCATAAAAGCGTCTTAGTTTTTTATTACATATTAATAGAATGGCCCAGCCAGCAGCAACTCCAGTATCTACTGCATTCAAGTCCCTCATGAATCAGGAGAGACTGCAATTTATGATTCGTGATTCGGTAAAAAACCTAACGGGCTTCAGTATTGATCGCCAGGACGAGAGTGACCTTCGTGCACTTATGGGTCGTGTGTTTACAAACATGGTTGGTGACCCATACAGGGACATTCAGGGACAAGTGTCTCGTATGAATGCTCAGGTTGTGAAAGAGGCGACAGACACTATTGCTACAGGTGTGGCTCAGCGTGTAAAGTTTCTCCAAGAGTCGAATAAGCAACCAGTTCCACTTCCAGTACCCATGTCTACAACAACCTATGGTCAGAAGCTTCCAGGCAATTTTAAGATTGGGTTTTCTTAAAAAATTTAGTCAGTAGCGACCGAAGGTCTCCGGCAACCAAGAGCGACCGAAGGTCGCTCCTGCTCTTAAAAGAGAAAAACGCTTACTATGTATGGCAAATACAATGAATAAGTGTAAGGTTGATACAGAAGAGCTTTGTAAAATCAAAGGCTGGGACAAAGCTTCAGTAAGTACAGTCTGGCTTTTGTTTACAGAGGAAGTTGGAGAACTTGCGTCAGCAATACGTCAGTACCAAAAGAATTATAAAAAATCAGGTTTGAGAAAAGACCGGGGAGTTGATATTACAATGGAGATGGGTGATGTTTTTAGTTACCTCTTTCAGCTTGCATCAATGCTAAATATCGATCTTGATGATATGTGGCAAAAGCATACAGAGAAGGTTAGAACAAAAATGTACACTCATACTAGTAATAATGGATGATTACATCCAAATTAACCGTATCAACACTCAGGCTATTCCTGGTCCAAACTTTGCCCCAGGAGTTACCATTTACGGTGGCGGCCTTGTCGCACCCGTAGGCGGTTGGATAAAACCAGTCGAGGAACCATTTCCTCATCCAGAAGAGCCATTAGAGGAACGTCCAGATTATAACTTTCATCCAATGGAGGTGAATTTATCAGGCCCGATGTGGAACCTTACACGTGGTCATAAACCTGTACCTATTGGTTCAAGATACCCACCACGTCGTATGCAGTTTGACAAGGGTGTTACAATTGTGGAAGCAGCATCTCGGGGGACATCTAAAACTCAATACGATATATTACTTATTTTACTTGCAGCTACTGCCGTTTTTTTAGTACTCAAAACTTCACAATCTTAGGCGCTGGTTCAAACTGAAGCTGCTTTTCGAGCAAAGCAATCTTTTTGTCTTTGGCTTCGCCTAAGTTGGGGCACAAATGTCTCTCCAGCTGAATACAGCTCACACACAGGCACTTGTTCAGACACGCTTTGCAGTCGAACATCAGTGGCGTCTGCTTTCTGCAATGACTGCACCTTGTCGTCATCCTTAGTATAGTAGCCAGTATCTTCTCTAAACTCAGATAGGCCGTGCTCGCGAGCCCAGAGAACCTGATCCCAGAATGCTTTCATAATGGGAAGTTTCCCTGCGAACCACTCTCGATCACGCTTTACTTTGACAACTACAAACTCATACGGGTCAGGGCGATACTGAATAAAGTCACACTCTTCAAGATCCAATACATCAAGCAGAATCTGAATTTGGGGCAGATAGTACTTTGGACACTCGGGTTTAATTTTGCGTGAAAGTGGACACTTGATCTCAATGAGCTTTCCAGAGTTGGTGATACCGTCCGGTGACCCCCCGAGCCACTTGTGTACTCGGTGCTGCACAAGACCAATCTCGGTCGCCACCTCATTGTACTTTTCACAGTACAAGTCTCGAGCGACCGGCTCATACTTTTGTCCATGTAAAGTCGCGTCATTTCCCCTGAATGTATTGAGTGAAGGAACAACCTTTTTCAAAAGCAATTTGCCTGGTTTTTCAAAAGGGTTGTCGCCAATGGCAGTGGCAACATCACTCGCAGTCAACATTGTATTGCGAAGTGCATACCAATTATCGGACCTCTGATCATCATAGTGTTGGTCGAGCAATTCTTGAACTCGGGGATGTATCATTGGATTATCATTGTTTTATTTCTTTACATAAGTACAAACATATTATACTTTTTCATATTGTTGATGTTACCAAGAACAACCTTTTTGGTCAACTTACGACCTTGACCATTCTTCAACTTGTCATTTTCATTGTAATAATAGTAAGGTCCATAGTTTGCCTGTTGATATTTACGGACAAGTGTAATAAGGTTCTTTAAGCTAGCCATTGTGATTGGCTTGCCAGCTCTAACATTTTCGGCCAGTTTATTTACGCGCTTATTCTGAAGATGCTTTTTAACCTTTGTTAACATTTATATATTCATCTATTTTTTTTCAGAAGCATTACTCTTGGGAACCTGAAGTTTCATAGTCTTGAGAGCAATCTGAGCTGCATTCTGCTCAGCTTGTTTCTTTGTTGTTGCAAAACCGCACCCACATACGAGCCCATCGATGAGAAGCGATATACAGAAAGTTCCATTATTGTGACCATCAACACGGTACTCGATCGGAGTCTGCTTCTGCTGTGCTTGTGACCAACGCATAATCTGATCCTTATAGTTATCATCGTCTGAAAATGATATCTCAACCATTTTCAGAATATCGAGAACAAACTTTTTCGCATGAATCATACCAATATCCAAATAAATCGCACCAATAAGAGCCTCTAGACAGTCTTCGAGAATCTTTGGATTGTGGTTCCATTTCTTGGAAATTCCCTTATCATCCATGAGTATCCATTCGTAAAGCTTAAGTTTCTTTGCGATTTCGGATAGAGTCTTTCCTCGTACAATCTTGGTACGGGCCTGGGTGAGGAATCCCTCTTGATTTTTCTCGTACTGATCAAAGAGGTGGCGTGTGACGATAAAACCCAGTACAGAGTCTCCCATAAACTCAAGAGTCTCGTACGACCCATCTACTATATACTTCTTACTTGCAGATTTGTGTGTAAACGCGCGTCGGTACAGAGATAAATTATTCACCTTTGTACCGACGAGGGCCTCGAGCTTGGCCTTGTCCATATGGGGCGGCTCGATCAGTGTGATTGCGGTAGCCTCGTCATCGCTTGACATTTTTTGTTATATTATAGGCGCCCATTTTTTTTAAGCCAATTTATAGTATGGACGTGCAGACCAAGCGGACTCTACTCTTCCTCTTTGGCTGTATGGGTACAAGACTATCGCTTGTATGGGCTGCTTACAAGTTTCCAGAATTTCTCAGTACTCTTGGATTCATAGCACTTATACCAGCGATAGGCTTTATGTACATCTATGTAAACGGGCTCAGAAAGACTGGCCCTGAGGTGTTTGGGGAACGTATATGGTGGAATCATTTAAGACCATTGCACTCAGTTTTGTGGTTTACATTTGCTTATATGGCTATTAACAATATGTATCAAGATGCTTGGAAAGTCCTGTTACTCGATGTCTCTATAGGTTTTACCGCTTGGCTTACTTCGCCACAGCGGGCTTCTTCACAGTTGGCTTCTTCACCACGGGCTTCTCCTCAGTAACTGGCTTTGCAGGGGC